CGAGGGAGAATGGAAAGATCGTTCCCGCAAGCACCGATACGTTATGGTATTTGATAAGAATCTAGAACTCTTATGGTGATGTAACTCTGGTATTCTCTGCCACTATTAAGTCTTCTGAAACATATTGAGAAGAACGATCATAAATCATAATCTGCCTCATATCATTCAGGAACTGTTGTAGATATGATGGTTTTAAAAGATATATCAATGACTTTTTATTGTTCTTTACAGTTTCGTATTCGTAATTGCCCACAGATCTCCTGACATCATCGCCACTCTTTGTTACGTTCTCATTATCATAATATTTGATTTCAAAATCTTCATTGACTTCTTTACCTGCAGGAAGAATGAGTCTTCCTTTAGAGTCTTTGATTTCTTTTGTTTCGTAGTGATGAGTTGCAGTCAGGTTTTCAATACCATACTTTTCTTCAGCATACTTGTAAAGTTGCTGGTTTGATAAAGGCCACTCATCTCTAACATTCAGGATACCAGCAGTCATCAGAACAACCCAATCAAGTTCTGCATCACCATAAAACTCTTCGGCAACCGTATCAGGTCTTGCTCCTTCTACAATCTCATACTTATTAAAGATAGTGAAGACACTTTGTAAGTCATCACGAAGTTTGTTTCTTCTGAACAGGTTTTTAACAACTAAGTAACTTTGAGATGATAGACTATCAGACAAGAAAGACTGATAGGCAACATTTGGAAGTTCTCTAAAGTATCCCATTTTAGTATCCTACTCCTCCAGGTGCTTCTCTTGTAATCTTTCCACTGGGATCTCTTTCGGGATCATAATCACTAGCATAAATTGGTTCTAGTTCTTTAAATGATAAGTCCATAATCATTGAAACCGGCACTCCTCTTTCTATACCTTCTGCACCACCATAAGTCGCATAGGTTCCTTCACCGGTGTAGTTCACAGACATATCTGTAAGAGCACACTGTTTAAATTTATGTAAGAATGGATGAGGTTGTCCACCTTGCATGTAAAGTATTTCAAAAATTTTTGGTGTTTTTAAAAAGTATTTTCCATTTATAGATGGACACATACTTTGCTTTAGTGTTCTGATAATTTGTTTTACTTGAAATGCTTCATCAGGACTTCTTGGAGTCAGTTTAAAAGAAAACCTGAAAGATCTCAGATTTACACCTTCAAACAAGAGTTCCATATTTGGGTTTAATACTTGCCCTGTTTCTCTTGCCAATAATTGAGCGGCAGTGAGATTTCCACCAAAGGGAATATTTGCCGCCTGTGAAGCTAAATTTCGCAGAAAAAATTCTTTTGCATCATTATCAAAAAGTCCTAAAGCTCCACTTAGCATACCTGTTGTAAGAAAATCAGCAACCGTGTTGTATTTATCAACATCCATTAATCCTCGCGCATAATTTAAAGCATTGGCAGTAAAACCGTCCATGCTACCTGGACCGAAATTAACCGAATTTCCGTCTTGTATGTTTGATGGCATTGGTAAATGTATTGCGGCTGATATTATTTTCTTTTTAATATCAGATTCTATCTTTCTTCTAGATTCTGATCTGCTAGCACTAAATGATGCTCTATTGACTACAAGATTACCTATCCTGTTATCGGGTTTTCGTATATTTCCCTTATTATCTTTGTTAAATGTTTCTTTTGTTGTTGTTTCCTCACCCTCACGAATACCGACCGCAGTATATTCTACAATGTCTAACCTAAAATAATCGGTAGATTCGTCTAGTATTTGTTTGGGATATCTGTATGTTTCTGCCATTTATCCTTTTTTAACTATTTAGAACGTATCTTGGCATAATTGAGTTCTACCACATCCGACATTTCATCGGAATAGATTTCATAGACACCTCCGACGATTTCATTATAAGTATATTGTCTTGGTTCTCTCCAGTGCAAACTTTCTGCCTTGAATCCCCAAGAAAACTTATCAGTCACAAAAACTAGTGGATGCTCATCATATCGAATGTTCGATGTCTTGGGGAAATAAAAGAATGTATAGAATCTTCCTGGAGTTACACTGGTTTTTGCACTCTCACTCAAAACACTTATAAGTGCTTCCATTATATCGTCAGGACTTTCGACACCAACTAAGTCATCAATCACCCCACGCACACGATTTTCATAATCATCTGTGGGATATTGTTCTTTTCTTTGTTTGAGAGTTTTCCTTGGCATTAGTTAATACCGAGTTCGTTTTCTGTAAGAACCTTGAACTCATAACCACGATCTAGACACCATTCTCTTGCCGCTTCCCACTTTGCCTGATTTTTGGCATACTCAACGACTTCATAGATATAACCTTTTGTCTTTCGCTTTTGAACCTTGGGTTCCATTGTTTGTTTAAAAGGTTTTATTTCAATCAGCGACTTCTTAATCTTTCCACCTTTATCTTTATATTTAATATAGAAATCTGGAAAGTATCTGTGATATCTATTGTCTATCGGTGAACGATAAGGGACAACGATTTCTTCACTTCCCCACTCTAGAATATTCTCATTCATATCACAGTAAACCATAAACTTTCGCTCCCAGAGAGAACGATAGATTATGTTTGATGAATCACCTCTGTATTTCTTTGGATGTGAAGGTTGGTATTTTCCCTTATATGACATCTAAATACTTAATAATGTAAGACTCGTATAAGGTATTTAGATGGCAGATCCTAGAGGTGCATCACAACCTAAACCATCTAGAGGAATATCGTCAGCAGCTCTTAGGCTCAGTATGAGCGATATGAAGAACAAGATTGGTAATCTTGCTCTCACAAATACTTATTATGTACAAATAACATTACCACCACAGTTAAAATCTCATTTCAAAAACAGTTATAATAAAACTGATCCAGAAATGGCAAAAATTGAGTCTTTTGTAAATCAAAGACTTGGATATCTCTGTTCAGAGGCAACTCTTCCTGTTTCCTCATATGCCACTGCTGAGGTAAAAGATAACTTTATGGGAATTCCTCAGGAATTTGCCCATACTCGTTTATATACTGATATTGATTTGACTTTTTATGTTGATTCGAATTATAGTGTAATGAGATTTTTTGAAGGTTGGATGGACTATATTTCTGGTGGAAATGGTTCAGAAAGAAAAAATAAACAAGGAGGGATTATAGATCCACAAGAACCATCTATTTACGATCCTGGACCAATCTACAAGAGGTTTGTATATCCAGATTTTTATAAGGCTCAAACAATGAGCATTACAAAATTTGAACGTGATTTTCAAAGAGAATTAAAATATACGTTTGTTAATGCCTTCCCTAAAGCACTTACGGCAGTTCCAGTTTCCTATGGTTCTGCAGAAATATTAAAGGTATCGGTTACTTTCAACTTCGATCGTTATTTTGTAGGCAGAGTAGCGGCATCCGCAGAAAAAAAATCAGAACCAGCAGCATCAGAGGAACCCGCGCCCCTAAAACCAGAACCAAAAAGAAGTCTTACTTCAACAGAAAGGCGTCAAGGAATAGACAGAAGAGGGACTGATATAAGAGGAGGGAACTTCCGAACACCATAATAAATAATCACAACTGAACTTATAATGGGTTAGTATGCCTTTACCAAAAATTAATACTCCAACCTATGAGTTGGAACTGCCTTCCAATGGAAAGAAAATTAAATATCGTCCTTTCCTTGTAAGAGAAGAAAAAATCCTTATTATGGCACTAGAATCTGAAGATATGAAACAGATTACAAGTGCAATCGTTGAGATTTTATCTGATTGTATTCAGACTAGGGGAGTTAAAGTATCAGATCTTGCAACCTTTGATATTGAATACTTGTTCCTAAACATTCGTGCAAGATCTGTCGGTGAAACCGTAGAAGTAAATATCACTTGTCCTGATGATGGCGAGACATCTATGCAGATGGAAATTGATATTGATGCTATCAAAGTTCAGAAAGACAAGAATCATAAAAATATTATCAAACTAGATGATAATCTTTCTATGAAATTGAAGTATCCATCATTAGATCAATTTGTTGAAAATAACTTTGAATACAATGAAGACATAAGTGATGTGAATAAATCTCTTTCTATGATTACATCTTGTATCGAGATGGTTTATG